CGGTTATGGGGCCGCGGCGAAGGCCATGACGTTCCTGAACGCCACCGGCCTTAAGATCGACCGGATCGTCGATGACAACCCGCTTAAGTGGGGGCTTCTGACGCCGGGCACGAATATCCCCATCGGTCCGGTCGAAAACCTCCCGCGCGGAGAGGGGGCTATCGTTGTGCTGGCGTGGAATTTCTGGGATGAGATTGTCGCCGGCATCAGAAAAAACCACGGGTCCGGACACACGCTCTTGCGGTTCCTGCCCAAGATAGAGGCCATCATGTCATGAAAATCCGTGCGAAAATGTATCTCGACGGCGTGTATGCCCAAACATGGGGCGGAGTTAAAGCTATCTTCCGGTGCACTTACGACCCATCGACGGAAGAGGATTTACACTTCCAAAAAATGACCCCGACCGGAACAGCCGAGTTCGTGGTCGATAACCCAGAGGCCGCCAAACACCTGATTATCGGCGAGTATTACTATTTCGATATCGAACAGTGTCCCAAACTGCCAGCCTCGGAAAAGCCAATCCCATAATGAAAACGCTGATCGTCGGAACGAGTTACGTTCACGGCGCGTCCGCCGCCACGGTGTTCGGGTTATGGGCGAAGACCGTGCGCGCCCTGAACCCGGATACCGACGTTCTGGTGGTCGATTCGAAGAGCCCCACGGCGCTTCCGGATCATGGGTTCCGACAACACACCTTCCCCGAGAACATCGGGCACCGCAGCTTGAACGGGAAGGACGGATGGGGTCGCGCGTTCGTCTACGGCCTCCAATGGGCCATGGACCAGGATTACGAGTGGGTGGTCTGTATGGACTGCGACCTTCTCTTCGCGCGGCCGGTCGCCGAGACCGTGGAGAAGATGGCGCGCTACGGTGTCCGATGCGCGGCTCCGATGGCTTTTCCTTATCAGTTCACCGAGACGGCCCTTAGTTTTTGGAACGTCGGTTATCTGAAAGAGATAGACTTAATCGGGAAGTACGACTGGCAAACACCGAAAACCGTGCTCAATCCAGAGCAACATATCGACAACATTTGTAAGGACGCCATGTTCGCGCTGCCGTTCCGCGGCATGAGGAACGACGGCCGTATCACGGGCCAGCATCTGCGTATGGCGTTCCAGAACGGAATCGACTGGATTACTCACGCGGAATTGCCTATCTTGAAACTCTTTCTCGAAATGAACGGCCTTGAGTAGCGAACTACCCAATCATGAGGAAGCGACGCGGCTCCTTTTAGGTAAGGCCCAGGAGGCTAAGCCGTTTGTCGATATGGCATTCAGGATCGACCTGAACTCCGACCAGGGATTCGGCGGTGCGTTCGTCATCATGCCGCCAGGAGACGACGCGAAGCCCAGCGTCATGCTGATGCTCGACGATGCCAACAACCCGGCGATATTCTGGGCCACGCTCCAGACCCGCTGCACCCTGGCGCTCCAGGAACTGGAGGATAAGCAGCGGAAAAATGTCGGTATGTTCGGAGGTATCAGGTAACCTAATTTATGTCTGCCATGACACCCAAAAAGGCAAACGAACTTAAAGAAGCTTTTTACGAATTCCTGAATTATACGCAGGTTAAATCGAAGGAGAAGGGCTGGATTATTCTCGGCCAAAATCTCTACGATGCCCAAATACGTGTCATAGAGACGGTTTTCGAAGGTCTCTCGCGCCGTATCCATTCCTTCAAAATCCTCAAATCCCGCCAGCTTGGCGTATCGACGATCATACGCGCGCTCATGTTGTTCTGGGCCGGGATATTCGAACTGAACGGGGCTCTGGTGTTCCACAAGACCGACGCGCTGACCGAGGCGCGGATGGAATTGATCGACATGCTGGAGCGGATGCCGGATGCTTATAAGTTCCCGCGCAAGAAGGCGTCCAATCGGTCTACGTTGACGCTCGATAACCGCTCTCGCATCGCCATGATGGCGGCGGGAGAGAAGGAGACAAAGGGCGGTAACTCCCTGGGTGCCAGCTTTGCGATCAGTCTGGCCCATCGATCCGAGTTATGCTCGTTCGGTAACGCCTCCGGTCTCGAAGCCATGGAACATTCCATGGCTCAGACAAATCCGTTTCGTCTGTTTGTTGACGAATCGACCGCTCGTGGCAGGAACCTCTGGTACGATGTATGGAACAAGGCAAAAAAAGACGATGAATGTATCTGCCTGTTTATCGGGTGGTGGTCGCATCCGGGACAGGTTCTCGAACGTGGGACGCCAGCATTCGAGAAATACACTCGTTATCCATTAACAGACGAAGAAAAAGAGAAAATTCAGGCCGTAAAGAGTCGATACGGCCACGAGATCACGTTGGAGCAGCTTGCGTGGATACGCAAGAAGATGGACCCGGATTTAGAAGAGGACGATCCGGAGAAAAAGGACTTCTCCGGAGACCCGATTCGAATTCAGGAGCAGCCGTGGTACGAGGAAGAAGCTTGGCAACTTATAGCTTCATCGTTTTTCGACCCTAAAAAGATAAACGAGCAAGCTAAAAATAACGCAAGCAGTAAATTCTATTCTTACATGTTTATGGCTGGGTTCGATTTTATCGATTTTACCGCTATAAAAGCGCCAAACCTAAGGTCTATTCAGTTAAAAGTATGGGAAGAGCCTATCGATGGGTCTGTATATATCGTATCGGCAGACCCAGCATACGGAATAAACGAAAAGAACGACCGTTCGTGCGTTCAGGTGTGCCGGTGTTACTCGGACGGCATCGATCAAGTGGCCGAATACGCATCGCCTCTTATCGATGCACAGCAATTGGCCTGGGTAATAGCGGCACTGGAAGCATGGTATTCGGGAGAGAACTCAGAAATCTATAGAATCCTGGAAATAAACGGTCCAGGAGAGGCTACGTTCAGAGAATTGAGGTCTTTGAAGCAAAAAATCGCGCTTAACTACTTCGGTGGAACGATTCAGGAGCGCGGACTTACAAATATACAGAAAAATGTCAGGGATTACTTTTATCAAAGGTCGGATTCGTTGAGTCCGGGGCATTCTTATCAATTCAAGACAACGAGTCAGTTAAAAGTCGCTATTATGGAGCGATTGCGCGATTTTACGAACAATGGCGTTCTCCGAATCAGGTCTTTCGAGACCTTGGACGAAATGGCCGACGTGACCAGAGAAGGCGACTCGATTGGAGCCGAGGGATCGGATCACGACGATAGGGTGTTGGCGCTTGCGCTGGCCTGCCGCCAATGGGAAGAGGGTCCGAGGCGACGTCTCATGGTGGCAAGACGGACCCGGCAATTCGAAACCGAGAAGCGGCGTATGAACGTCACGGATATGGTTAAAAGCTTTAACCAGAACCAACTCGGGACCTATCTGGCCGGGAAGGATCGGCAAAGGCAGATGATGGCCAATATGATGGCGCGCGGCACCCGATGGGGCCGGCGATGATTACCAAACGGTATCGCTGTCCGGCGTGCGACGGCATATTCAAGTACGACCACCACCCGAGTATCGAGGGCGATCCTCTTCCCCAGGACGCCGCGTGTCCGCACTGCTCTTTCCAGGCCGAAACCGACTATCCGGCCGCTGTCGTGGCTCCGCATATCGGTCTGAGGATCAAGAGCACCGTCGATAACATGCACCGGGATATGGAAGACGGCGAGAAATTCCGTATGGAAATGGCGCGCGAGCGGTTCGGCCTGGATGCCGAAGAAGCGAAGGTGCTGTTGACGACCAACAGCATCGACAGCCTACGCGAGAACGACGTGTCCGCGATCCCGGTGAACAACATTGTCACGCAAACGATGGCCGCGGCCCCGGACGCCTTCGGGTTCCGTGGCGGACAGGCTCAGGGGGCGGCCCTTTCGCCGATGGTCCAGGGCGGTTTGTATCCGAATGCCGGGTTGCGGGCGATGCAACAGGTTCGCGAAACTCATGCATCCATGGTAGCATCGTCGGGACATCGCACCGTCGCGACCAGCAGTTTACCGGCCCTGGAGACGCAACAGCCGGGGTATAGGCAAAGAACGTGACCGCCAGCGCCGAAGTTTACGATTTCCTGGATCGCCGCGAGAGACGCACGCCGCGGCAACGCAAGTCGGAGTGGCCGGAAAAAGCCCTGGTCTCTCTCCCCGACGACGACGAGGGGATTCTCAGGGCGGCGCGAGAAATCGTCGATGTCTGCCGGTCCGGTGTGGGCCAGCGCCTGGAATACTACCGGTTCCTGAACGCTATCACCGAATCGGGCCGCAAGGACGGCACCAAGTCGCTCATTAACCTCTGCTACACGGTTATCGACCGGCTTGCGTCGCATCTGTTTAGCCCGACCGATATCCGCTTCGGGATCGATTTCGAAAATTCTTACGATAAGGTGACCGAAGAGCGCGGAAAGCGTGTCTCTCGACTGATGTCTCACTCATGGGAGAACACCAATACCGATTTGTTATTCGCGAAAGGTGTGTTCGAAAGCCTGAAATACGGTCTGATGGTCATGAAGCAGTCGTGCCACCAGATAGGTCCGGACAGGCTACCGGTTTATAAATCTTCTTTGATTTTTCCGTGGCAGATAGGCGTTTACCGGCCGGATATCGCCAACCTGGATGAACAACCGGCTATCGTGGAGACGATCCCGCTAACATTGCCGGAGTTGTGGAGGCGTATCTGGAATTTACCGGACGCGCGGCGGATTTATGCTCAGATCGAGGCGAGTGCGTCTCCAGGGCAAGGGTCGGAAGTCGCCAACAACTTCAATCATCCAGTCCTGATATCGCAACAAATCCAGTTTTCCCAGCCTCTTAAGCCGTTATCCGGAGGCGTGGTCGGGATTAACTCGCAAACTCAGTTCTCCGGTCTCCGCGCGGATATCGCGGCACCGACTGTCATGTTCAACGAAGTCTGGGTATGGGACGACGGCGATTATACCACGATCCAGTATGTCGAAGCGAACGGAAACGGCATTCTGATCGCCCCTCGGTTAAAAAAAGGGAATCTTTTGATTTCCGGTAACCAGAATACCGGCATCCATCCCTATACGATGATCCAGGCGAACGCGGTCCATGCAAACATCTGGGGCCGTAGCGAGCTTCACGATCTTTACGAACTACAGGATTGGGCCAGCGTCACCGCTGACGACATTAAAAAGCTGTTCGGCCTCCAGATCGATAAAATCCTGGCGTTTTCCGGGGCGGACGGTCTGACGGACGAGACGTTCGGCCAGATGAAGAACTCCGGGTACGCCAACCTGGGTCCGGGCGGCTCGGTAAACGACCTGACACCGAAGTTCCCACCGGAGGCGTTGCCGTTTCTGGCGGCGATCATCCAGTATATGGAAATGATCTGCGGATTCGACAATCTGCTATCGGGGAAGGGCGAGCCTGGGGTTCGCTCCGGGGTTCAGGTCAATCCGATGATGAAGACTGCCGGCGCTCGGCTTAAGGACCGGTCTCTCGAATTGGAACGTCAGTGCGCGCAAGCCGCCGATCTGCGGCTGACCCTCATGGAATACAAGGATGGGCGCTATTATTGGACGAACCCCGACAAGCAGGAAGAGACTCAGTTTCTGATCGGCGATCTGCCAGACGACCGGCGGATGGTGGTCGATGGCCATACGACGTCGCCGGTGTTCGCCGACGAACACCAACAGCTACTGGTGGCCGGCCTTAAACTCGGGGTGGTGGACAAAAAGTCCTTCATCGAAATGATGCCGTTCCAGAATAGAGACGTTCTCATCCAGCGGATCGAGGAAGCCGAACAGAAGCAGCAGCAACTTCTTATGCAGCTTCAAAAGAGCGACCCGGAAGGGTTCGCGAAGGCTATCGAGAAGGGAATCGGACACGGGAAGCGGTAAGTTGGTTGCGGACTCGCATCCACGACCTCCGGGTTATTTTTCGTGGCCATTCGGCTCGATCTGAGCTTTAGCCATTACCTTTCCCGTGTCCGGTTGCGGGGGCACGATTTGAACGTGCGACCTTCAGGTTATGAGCCTGACGAGCTACCGGACTGCTGCCACCCCGCACGGGCGATATCTTATCACTGCCCCCGGCAAGAGCGCAACCAACTCATGATTTCGGCCGGCCGGTAATAGTACTGACGCCCGAT